CACTAGATGAACCTCTAAGTTCCATTCCAGTATGTGCATATCCAAAGTAATCTCCTTGTGCTTGATCACTCATTGATTTTGTATCAATATTCAATATAGTTGATGTGGAAGAATACGTTGCTGGCATATTTGTAGCACCACCACTATCAGATGCGAGTTGAACAACTCCTGGTGTTCCTAAGAATGTTTCAAGACCTGATGCACCTACTTGTGAAACATAAGGATTCTTAGCAAAAACTTCTGATGGAGCATTATATGGGCCTGCTCTATGATTTGCTTGTGCCACTCTAAATTTAATAGCAGGAACATCAGTTCCCTCGGCTGGATTACCAGCAGCTGGTAATTTTCCAATAACAGTCTCACCAACTTGGAAAGTTCCAGACTGCATTGTTATTTCTAGTAGTTTTGGAGTGCAATATTTGGTTACTGCAACACCATCAAAGAATCCATATAACTGTGTGAGTGGTTTACATTTTGTCACTCTAATTTCTAGGTTTCTAGAACGCATAGTCATGATAACATCACGACTCACAACTCTATCACCTAGAGATTCTTTATCAAATTGTTCTGTTACAACTTTTCTAGTTCCACTTCTAGTTTGATGATCAATTCTAAATGTATCACGAATAGTATCTTGAAGAGTTGTTGTAGTCGTTATAGTAACGTCTTGTGAATGGTTAGTACCAGATCCACCATTGATCCAACCTGCCTTAATAATTTCTTCTTCAGTTACTGAACTTGATTCTGTTCTATTTCGTTTACGTTCTGAAAAGTCTTGACCACTCCAGTTTGTCTCCCATGAATTCCATTGTATAGGAGCCATTCCAGTTTGTGGATCAACTCCAAACTCTTGCATTGCCTGTGCCATGATGCCCGCAAAGTTACCTTCCTGTTGAATTATCTTTGCATCGATTCTCGCGGTATCTGTCCATGTATCTGTTGATGGTGATAATTTAACAGTTGCTTGCCAGAAACTAACTAAGAAAGGTGTAACACTTTCTGTTCTTGTAGCAAACTGCTGACTCAACCATTCAGTTTCAGTATAATCAAGAGTAACAACATCTTCAGTTTTTCTTACATTTGTTCCTTCAGCAGCAAGAAAGGCACGATCAGTTCCAGCATCTACACCATCAACGGGGCCTGGCATAAGATCTATTGAAGTACAATAATGTTGTGGTCTTAATTCATTATTTGCGGGGTCTAAACTACATTTTACTTTAAATCCTTGTGTTTCTTGTGGTTTAAGACTTGTAAAATTATCAACAAAGAAACCAGATTTAAATTTATTCAATCCATCAGCATCAGCAACAAACAAGTTTGATGTTTGTGTCTCAAGCATTGATAAGGATGTATAATATTCAAGATTCTTAATTCTCTCCTCAAGTTCTTTAATATCTTGCATTCTATATCTCTTATACTTTAAGAAATCAATGCTTGCTTGTTTAGGTGAGAATAAGTATGGAGGTAAAACAACACTTGCTATTTCTATTGCATCATCCACTCCAGTTGGTCTTTCTCTTTTCTCTGAAGGATCACCATATTTAACTTGGAATCTTCCAGTTTTGTCTAAGAAAATTCTATCAATCCTACCAACAACATGATTGAAATCAACAGTGATTGTTTCATCGGATGCCAATATATTTGCAGCAGAACTGCCAGATGCAGTGAATGTTCTTCCAAAAAATTCAAATGGAGATCTTACATTTTCAAGAACTGTATAAGAAGAAACTTTTGGTCTTATATCAATTGTGTCTGTGACATATTCACCGTTAATCATAGGAATTTCTTTACTGTAATTCCAACTATTATAAGAATTTCTTACTGTAATATCTCCCTCATCGGTTGAATCGTAATAACCATTTTTAAAATATATTTTTAACTGTTTCTTTGGTGCTCTAGCATTTGATCTTCTAGTGATAAATCCATAGTCATAGTAAGTGCTTCTTTGACCATTAGTAAATGTATAATTTGCTGATATATTTTTACTAGGATTATCTAAAGTTGTAATCAAACCTTGAACTGTTGATTCTTCAAACACTACAACTTCACCCTCTTCAAATGCTGTTTCATTTAAAGTGATATATGTAATTTGAGAATCTGTTAATACTTCAGCTACGAGTGCTACCGCACCACTGTTTTGACCTTTTAATTTTTCACCTATAATTAAATCACTTGCCTTTCCTGATGGGCCATTTAAAGACGTTAAAGTTATCTTAGGTGCAGTTGCCTCTGAAGTATCAGTGGATTCAAATATACCATGAATAGCAACAATATCTGCCTCATTTAACGCTATTTTTTCGTCTTGAACTCTTGTTCCTATAGGGAAGTTTCCGTGAGTTAAACCATCATTTAAAGTTGTTGCACCAATACCAGATGCAGCGTCTTTAGAATAATTTACAACAGTGGCATTTACTCGATTTAATCTTTTAACTTTTGCAGCTGGCTTTGATTTTGTAAGGGTTGCTATTAGTGTGCATCCACTCACTGCTGCTCCTAAACCTTGTATCTGTAATACTGTATTACCTGTGGTAAAAGTAAACATATCATCAGTTAGTGCAACAGTGGTTCCATCAGGTCTCATGAAAACATATCTTTCTTCATCAAATGGTAAGAATGACTCATTCGTTCCTGCAGAAAGTGCAGATGATAATTGACCTAATCCTGTATTTGGATTAAGTGCAACATCAACACTAAATGATTTTCTAATTGTTAATGATGAATTTGTAAGATCGACATCTGATATGAATGCTTTTGGCATTAATGCATATAATTTACTCTCAGTAGATCTTTCTAATGGTGATGTCTGAAGTCTTAAACTAGAAACATTAGTAGATGATGTAGGAATTTCACCACTACAAACTCCAGTTACTGTAGCTACACCTGTGACACTAACTTCATTAGTAGAAACACTAGTAATTCTTGCGAATGAGGGAACATTATTTCCTAAACCACCAAATGATAAAATATTTCCAACTTTTAATGAACCAGGAAACAGTGCATTTTCACTAGTGACTGTACATAAACCTGTCTGAGGAGTTTTTGCACTAAATTGAGCATTACCAAAATCTATAACTGGTCTTTGTATTACATCACCAGTGAAAGTTTTTGCCGAACCAACATCACCTAATTCTGGGCCACCATATAATTGTTTAACATCTTTCATACTAAAAGATGTTATGGCAGTAGCGATACGATTGTTATCTGTGCCATTTATTACAAAAGGCTCATTAGTTACAAATTCTCCAGTTTTTTCATAAACAACTAAAGATGTACTATTACTTACTGCAGATCTTAAGAATCCTGTAGCACCACTATACTTTCCTTTAATCTGAGTTGGAATGGAAAATGTAACAGGTTCATTTAAAGTTACTTTAGAAAATAATTGAATATCATAAAGAGATGTATCCCACTCATTTACTTTAGAGTTTGCAATAGTATAAGAGCCAGATTCTAAAGCAAAATCATAAACCCTAGCAACACCAATTTCTTCTCCTGCCACTTTAAATGGATTTACACCAGATCTTTGATCCCTTAAACTAACGATATATGTATTTCCAATACCTATGGTTGGTGCACCATTGACATTGTTCATTCTTACTGAATTTCCAGTATTATATGCGACACCTTGACTTTCTAATCTCTTTGAAGTTCTTGGTTTTGGGCAATCTATGTAAGTGGAACTTATAGTCTCAACTTCATATCCTTTAACAAACGCTTTACCTGGTGATACTTGATATACTGCAAGATCATCACTCGCAAGTGTTCCACCCTGTGTAAATTGACCAGCTTGATATACACCATTATTTTTAATATTATCATCTAAAGAATCCTTCAGGGCAACACTAAAACTCCTAGTCATGTAGTCGCCAGATTCTGCAAATGTTCTACGAGCTAACTCATCTCTAATAAAATTATAGTCTGTATTTTTTTTCTGAGATCTTAAAGTTCCGTTTTCAATGGTTGCTAATTCTATGAAATTAGAATCGTTAAAATCATCTAATGGTTTAGCAAACAAACTACATGATATTTTTAAACGATCAGCACCTGGTGCAGCATAATTATTAAATCCTTTTGAGTTGTCTGCTAATGTTTCATCTTCATCAGCATTGATTATATCCTCTTCTATTCTTAAACCAATTCTAGCACTAGGTTCATTTGAATATTGTGACAATATTATGGTTTCATCTTGAACGGCAACAAAATTACCTCTTATGAAGTATACACCATTAGATATTGAAAATGATGCAGCAGTAGATGTTGCATTAGTTGCAATACATGATGCAAATGATTCTCCTGATGGTATAAATGCGTTATTGTTAGGGCCTGAGACAATATCACTATCTGCTAATAATAATTCACCGTCTGCAAATGTTTTAATTTGACTATCCTCTACACCAGAAGACATGTATGAGATATACAACGTTAAATTGCCATTCTCACTATTCTCAGACATGAGAACCTGTTTAATTATCGCTGTTACACCTGTCGTTGCACCAATTATCTTTCTATCAATTAACTGCTCAATATAAAATTCTACAGGAACTCCTAAATGACTATTATTTAACTCTACAGCAAAATACTCTGATGAATAGGCAGTATTACCTGGTATTACCTTTGCACCCTCTTTAAAAAAATGTTGACCAAATTTTTCAATTTGATTCTGTAATATAGACTGAAGACCTGTTAATTCTCTTGCTTGTACAGGATAACCAGGCTTGAAAAGAATCTTTTGATAATTATCGTTCGGGTCGAAATCATCAAAATATGGTGAAACATTAAGGTTGGTTTGCTGAGCCATAGTTAGTTAGAACTGTAATATTATTTTGATGTCTTCTTTTTGATTGGAAGATCTTGTAATTGATGGTCTGTGATCAACGTAAATCATATTTCCAGAATATTTGTCTATTTCTGGGTTAGAAACTCCCTTAGTAAATGTTTGACCAAGGTAATAGGTTCTATTATTTATTGAGGTGGAAAGACCTGTAAATGTAGTGCTGATTGATAAATTAGAACTACCGCCAACAATAGTTACATTACCACCACTATCAGGGTCAGCAGTAAATCTTGTTGTATTGTAACCATAGATTGCTGCAGTGGCTGTTTGTGCAGTTGATACTGAACCAGTTGCGGTTATGAAACCAGCAATAGTTCTATCCTGCCAATACTTTAAAACACCAGTTGTTTGATCATATGCAATAACTTTACCATAGGCAGTAACACCTGTTCCCACAGTTTGAGATATCAAACTATCTGGAGTGAATGTAACTGAACTATATCCAGTTCCTGATAATCTTAACCCATAAGCAGCACTTGCTTTATCTAAAGTAAGTAATTGATCAGATCCAAAAGATTTAGGATTTTCCAAAATACCTATTCTAGCAATTTGGTTTCCTGTTACAAAATCTGGGTTTTCTGCAT